AATAAAAATTGCAATACTTTTCTTCAGGAATTTCTCTAGATTTAACATATTTTACTGCCTTATGAGTTGGGTCGAGCAAGTCAAGCCGTGTTCCGATATTCGTGAACATAGGTTGACGGACAACTGTCTTTTTTCTCTCAATTGGTTCGGGATTTTTTTCCTTGAAGTTTTCAAATGCATACTCTTTGCAGAGAGATGGGCTGACACTTTCAAGAACAGAATATAAATTACAAGAAAAACCGCAATTGTGACATTTGTAAACATAACTTCCTTTGTGCTCAAAAAAATAGCCCCTTGTCTTGGCTTTATTCTTTTTTGAGTCGCCACACTTAAAACATCTGCATGTGGCCATTGAATCTTTTTTCCACTTAAACTTATCAAGTGATCCCGAAACAAGATTCACATATTTCTTGTCAATATACAGCATTATTTAGCGCCTTCGAAGGTCCAATTTACTGCTTTATTCTTTTTCTTGCCAAACTGAGGGTCAAAAGCTTTTCCATCAAATCCAGAACCAAGAACCTCTTCATCTGTATTATTTGCATTGATTAGATTGCTATTGGAATTATCAACATCATAAAACTTCATCTTAGATTTATTGACACCAACCAAAAACTTTTTATTCTTAGTTGTATCGTTACCACGATTCTTTAGTTGCTTGATCATCAATTGACCAGCCGCAGCAAGTTCTTCATTTTCAATTAGAGCAACAAAGAAATCCGCTGTTTGTGGCAATCCAAAACTTTCTGATGTATCTGTCATCTCCATGTCGCTGCTCTTTGCACCTTCACGGTTAACTTGCGTAGCAGTCCATAGAGGAATGTTGTATTGCTTTGCCAAACCACGAAGTTCTTCTGCAATGCCTTTTACATATGTGTAACTATTCATACCATTGCCCATCTTAAATCTTGCACAGGCACAAATATTCAAATAGTCAACAAAGATTACATCAGGAGTAAACTTCTTCTTGATCTTAAGTTCTTCAAGAAGATTACGGAAGTGTGTTACGTTCGCAGCAGCCGTAGGATATTCCTTGATGATAAGTTTGCCACGGCAAGTCTTCTTTAGGTTTTCAATCTTTGCGTCATACTGTGTATGTGGCATTTGTTCCAAAGTATGAATATCAATATCAAGGAGATTTGCATCAATTCGTTTGGCAATCTCTTCTTCTGCCATCTCAAGAGTGACATAAAGAACATTAAGATTTTGAGATAAACAGGCTGCAGCATGATGACAAAGGAAAGCACTCTTACCGACACCAGATGCCGCCATTACAACATTTAAAGTCTTCTTGCGTGTTCCACCTCTTGTAATCGTATTGAACATCTCCAGGTCAAAAGGAACCTTCTCTTCAACTCTGTGATAATATTCATAACGCTCATCAACATCTTCAAGGAAGTCGTGGCCTACGCGAGTGTCGAAAGATACAGACAAGGCTTTAGACATGATTTCAGGAATTGCATTCTGTGTCTTTTCTTTGTCTTTGCCTTCGATGATCCCAATGGATTCCATGATACCATTGTATATGGCTTTTTCTTTGCAAAACTTTTCAGTGTTCTCAACTAGCCATATAGTATCTGACTTCTCGCCCTCTTTATACATCTCATCGGCTATGGAAACACAACGTTTGAATTCTGTTTCACCTAAATCTTTTTCATTCTCAAGTGAAATAAGAATAGCATCTTTGGTTGGAATGTTATTATACTTCAGAATAAACTTACTGGAGATATTAAATACTGTTCGCTCCGACTTATCGTGAAAATACTCCTCACGAAGGAACGGAACAACCTTTCTTGCGTACTCCTCATTGAGTACCAAGTTCTTTAGAATTACTGTTTCCATGATTTCAGTATACTTTCAATTTGGTCTATGTCCACCATTAATCAATGTGAACATCATCCTCTAAATCTACTGGTTCTTGTTCAGCGATATTTTTTTCAACAATGTCAACAAAAATTTCACCAATTGTTTGAGTAAAATCTTTGTCTTGCTGATTAAACCCTTCAGGCGCTTCTACCATAGTGATGTCCATGTTAACGTTGAGTTCTCCGCTCTCAGTTTCATTCAAAGAAATCTTTCCATATCTGTATACGATTCCTTTGTACGTTCCCTCTAAAATTTCAATAGGACACGTATCATGCCCAATCATTGATTCGTCTTTGAATTTATATTCAGGAATTTTGGCCATACTTAAAGTCTTTCTGCACTTCTGCATCCAACTTATCTAGGATTTCTTTTGTGAAGTATTTTTCAGGTTCATCATCAATATTTTTTTCAAACACTTTAGAACCATCGGGCAATTCAATGCGAGTGGACACTTTCTTAAAAATATTATACTTTAGTGCCAAATCAGTCAAGCCGTAATACCTGCTCAAACCAGATGTATAATTCAATCTGGTTTCAACATTCATGTTTTCTTTGACGAAACGATTCTTGTAGTTGGTGCACTTGATAAAATTTCCAACTACACCCTCGTCTGTTTTATCCTTGCTCTTGGAAAGAGTCAAGATATTGCTAGCTGCATACTTTAGACCGATACCGCCACCAAGTTCCTTGGTTGGAACATAAGCCCCGATAACTTGATAAGTATGGTTGGTCAAAAGCATTGGGATCTTTGCTTTTCCAAGTTTTAGAGTCAGGACACGGAATGTAGCCTTGGTCTGTTGTGCCTTTGTCATATCACGAACGTTCTTGCCTTCTGCAGAATCGTTCATTTCCTTTTCGGTGGACAACATACCAAGTGAATCCAAGATCATAAAAACTGGCTTACGCTCGTCTTCAGGCTGCTCAATAATGTCATTGACAATCTTGAGGGCTTGTGTCTTGAACTCTTCGATTGTAGCAACGGGAATTACCGCTACACGCTCAGGATCAACACCACGGGCAGTAAACATATCAGAAGTTACTGCCTGCTCGGTATCAAAATAAATCACAACACCATCTTTGTGATCCTTTAGGAACTGGCCTGCGATGCCAATGGCATAGAAGGTCTTTCCCGTTGCTGGATCTCCTGCAAGGCAAGAGATCTTATTGTTTGGAAGACCACCATAAATTGAACCAGAAAGAAGAGCATTAAGTGCATAAGAACCGGTATCAATAAAACCGGTTACATCTGCTCCATCAATGCCATCGGCAACAATTGTGGCGTCTGGATTATTTACTTTGCTTATTAGATTTTTTAGATACTTCGACATTGTTTTTTTCTTTTCTTATCTAGTAAACGATATGCTTCATCAACTTGATATTCTAGCGTGTAAAGCGAATCGTGCAATTGATGAACCTTTTCCATTATTTTGTCTCTTACAAACATAACTCTATCAAAAAGATCTTTATTGGCTCCAGACCACCAAATTTTTTCTTTGTTGGTTTGAATACCATAATATTCAGAAAGAGTTTGATATTCGATCAATAACATATTTATAGGCATGCCCATCAGCCTATCTTTAAAATCTTCAAAAGATTCTTGTAGAATATGATCGTACTGTCTAATACGTACAAGATTAATTGCTTTTTTAATTTTTTTCTTTGCCATTTTATTACTCATCAAACCAACGGGGATCTATAAGCGCAATAGCTAGAATTACTACTCCATATTCCCATCCCAGCATTGAAAAACAAAGTAGTGAGACTGCGCCCATCAGAACGGCGGTCATTCTTTCCACCCACTCTCCCATTTTAAAATTACGCTTAATCATGTTAAAAACTTGTCCACACAATTTACCAAGTTCTTTGATCATTTTATGCCTTTCTAGTATGCAATATAACAGCTGCGTAGCCTTTGTCAACTACACTTTCGTCAATTTCTACTTTTTCAATTATAGGTTGGTGCTTAACATCAAGTAATCTATCGCCAACGATATAGCAAGGCCCACCTTCAAAATCAAATAGACCATTCCCATGCCTAGTAAAATGCGTCCTACCTTCGACTCGGTAACGTCCGTCTTTAAGAGTTGTGAGAATTCTTTCATCACCATATCTAGATTTAAATTTCTTTACCATTTCTTAATATTCCTAGTCAATTATACATCACACAAAGAACGAATCAAGTGTTAATTGCTCAGTTATAGACCATCCAATGGCTTGAAGAATGTTATCCAATGGTTCTTCAAATGTTTTTTCAAACTGTTTTTTCCTGTCAATATATTTTTCAATTTGAAATTCTTTTGGTGCTTTGCCGATAAATCCAATTACTGCATCTCTTCCTCCCATACCATATGGATTTGGAATATTGACAAACACGAACTTGATCTTATCATTCTCTTTAATCGGAGGAATTTCCTTAGATAAATTTAACTTCTTTACGTAAGCATTGTGTAACAATGCTGCCTTTGTAGCAATTGGAGTTCCGCTCTTGTAAATAGAACTTGTATCAGAATATTTGGCAACACCCTTAACCCCGCGAGGAGAGGCAATATCTTCAATAGGCAAAGACATAAATTCATCATAGAAATCATCAACATACTTGCTCAACTCCTCCGGGGTTTTGGTAAGGATAATCTTGATACAATCTTTTAGTTTATTTCGAACAACGGTCGGTGTACTGCTGCGGGCAGTTTCAAGACCCATGATCTTTAGTTTCGGTTCGGCAAAACGAACTCCTTCAAGATCGTGCACCAACAAAGCATATCTCTTCTTAGCAATAAAAATTCCAGCAGAAGCAATTGCCTCACGTTTGAATACGATTTTATTTTCCTTGCATCCAAGTGTAGTGCCAAGAAGATCCATCTCCTTCTTGAATTCGGGTTGAATCTTTTGTTCACATACTTGATTGATGAAGTCGGTGATATTTGAAATCTTAGTCTTTTCAGAGATCTTCTGAACAATAGCGTCAAGATTCAGATAAACTGAATCTGTGTCTACCGCAATTACATAATCATTATCATCTTTTGTTAGACTCTGGATATACTGATTCATCGCCATTTCGGCTTTGCGAATAATGACTTGCCCCGTGACTGTGACTGCTGTCGCCAACTCAGGAGAAGAGTAAACAAAAGCAGGATTGCCCAAACAGCCATAAAGACTGTTAGCAAGAATCTTTTTGACAGATTGACGAATTTTGAGGGCTGCGATCTTAGGTAACAGTTTTTCTTCTTTAGACTGTTCGTATTCTTTTTCAAGTTGAATCATCCTTGATTTGGCTTCTTTGCGCTGATTAAATGTACGCTCAATCAATATCGGTATAAATCCACGTATATCTTTAGTAAAAGTAGACCCATTGCAGGCAAGACAAGAATTAAGAGACTCTGCTTCTGCAATCAGTTCTGGAATGTCTTTGCGCTTGCTCCTAAGAAAATCGTCAGCATTCAAAGAAAGATCTTTCTTTGTGCATGTTTCTGGAGAAACATTCCATTGTATAATAATCGAAGGGTAGAGGCTGGTCGCATCAAAGCTTACTACATTTTTATAGAATCCTGGAATAACTTCTTTGACATATGCCCCTACAAATTGTTCATCCTTTGCGTAGCTGCGTTTTAGCGGTGGAATGATATTCTTGTGTGCTAAATAATCACAGCAAATGGTTTCCCAAATGCGGGTAGCAAAGAATACAGTATCATATGTAATCTTTGCTTCATAAGCGATTGATACGGCCAAATCGATTAGTTTGAGCTTATCGTCAAGTCGTTCAACCAGGATAGCATCTTGGACGTTATATTCCGCAAACTTTTGAAAGTTTTGGCGATAAAACTCCCTAAGTGACCCATACTCGCTGTAATCCAGTTTTTGTGCATCTAGTTCCACCTTTGCAATGTTTTGCAGAGCGTAACTTTCCTGACTTGTACCAGAAAACTTCTTGTATAGATCCATGTAATCCAATATCGTGTACCCAGGAAATTCATAAAGCTTGAACTTCCGCCCACCAATATCAGTCTCACGGATTTTCATCAACCCAAAAGGCATCCATTTTTGAATTTCAGCCTCTTCAAAATAAAGTAGTGCTCTACCAATTATGTAGGGAATATCAAACAACTTGACATTCCAGCCCGTAATAACATCCACATCTTCTTTTGCAAGTATGTCAAAGGTCTTTTTGAGCAGTTCTTTCTCATTTGAGACCATATAAACTTTGCAATCTGGTAGAGTTACCGGTGTAAAGGTAATAACATGAGTCACGCCTGAAATGCGTATACTCATAAGATTTACACGCTCGTTGGGGGACTCTAGATCTGGAAACCCATTTTCTGTTTCACACTCCAAGTCAAGATATGCTATCTTGATCTTGGAAAGATCGTAATCCACCTCATTCTCATAAGTCTCCATGAGATATTGAGTGATAAAATCAGTGTTTCCATAAATCGGGCAATCATCTAGGTCTCTGTATTGATCCAAAAATTGACGACAATCGTAAAGAGTGTCAAAAATCATTCTCTTGACCTTGACACCACCTAGGGTTTTATACTTGGATTCCTTGTCGCTCTTAATAAATAAAGATGGCTTAAATGCAACGGATTCCGTAAAACGTTCACCATTTTTATAGCCACGAACAAGAATCTTGTTCCCTTTAAGAGCACAG